AATGTAAATATTAACATACTCTTTTCGGCCATCGTCCATTTTGATGTACCATGAGTCATACTCCGCATCATATCTTGCATTTCCTTTATAGAGCGCATTATTAATATCCTCCTCGCTAAATATCTGGTCTTCGGGCGACTTTGCCTGGTTCATATACTCTTGATAGAATTTAGCTGGGGTACCCGAATCAATATAAAATTGCTTACGCTCTTCTAATTTTTTCATCGGCCAACGTGAAGGCCAAATAGGAACGCCATCTTCGATTGCTTTTTTAGTATAAACCGACCAAGCAAAATCTTCGCCCGTTTTTATCGCCTCTCGGTGCTTGTTTACTAAACCATTTAAAAAACTGTCATAATGTACAATAGTGCCATTGCACCATAAAAATCCTTGTTTATCAAAATCAATCGCTGGATATACTGCAGCAGTTACCCATTCTTTGATTTGTCGCCTAGAATCAGGAGTTTTAGTATTTAGCTCTGATTCAAAGTCATCAAGTATAATTCCTGTGTATCTTGTCGAGTTCTGTCTTTTCCCTCTTAATCTTTGTGAAGTACCCTTGCCAATCATTCGGCAACCGTTTCTTAGTGTAAATTCGTCTTTTGTCCATTTATCTCCTTCTAAATCACCAAAATAGTAATGTATAGCTGGATTATCGTATATATGGTTCTGTATCCATGCGAGGTTATCCCTTGCCTGGTCTTGAGCTTCACCAATCCATGCAATAAACTCTGGATTATCTTTTGTAGCAAATAGAAACCTGTGAAGCACAGCACAGGCCGCTAAAGTGGATTTAGCATGGTCTCTAGGCATAACAAGTGCTAATTGTTGTTTTTTTCGGTCTATAAGAAGACTTCCAACATCTCTGTGAAAATCTGGGGTAGCAGATGCTAAAAAGTCCTGTGGACTAAACATCTTGCCAAATGTAATTAAATCATTGTACGCTAAATGGAGCGTTTCTTCATTCTTTGAAACATTACCATTAAGGTTAAGATTAGCCATTATTGTTATCTATTACGTAGTTCAGCTAATGTCCTTGCTGCTTGTACAGCTGTAGTTGGATTATCTTTAGTTCTTATCGCATCCATTAACAATCTTTCATTATCACTTTTCATTGATGGAGCTAATGCGTTAATTAGGCCTGTAAGAATAGTAACTGTGCTATCTGAAGGGTTAAGATGCCTAAAATACGCCATTTTATCTGTACCATAATCAATATCAAACAATTTAGCATATTCTGTGTTAGCATCTGCATTTGCAATTAATCTGTCAATAGTTTCATGAGCGCCCCTAAATTCAGATGGCGAGGTCCCAGCTGTTAAATAATCTAATATTTGCGTTCCATAACCCCTTGGGTCTATATATTCGTCTGCCATTTAAAAATCCTTTAATAGTTCAAAATGAGGAAAATCATCGAACTGGTTATCATCTACTTCAAAATTTTTATTCCAATCGCCTCCCCAGCGAATATTTATCTCCATTGACTGCGCAACTCCTAAAACAAAGCCTGCAAATAAGTGAAAACGCTCTCTATCATTCCAGTCAATAGGGTAAGGGACAACATCGACAGCGCGACTAGGACTAGCATTGTGACGGCCCTTTGGGTACTTGAGCTTGGTTTTTCCTTCATCATACAACTTATCCTGCCTTTCTTGACTACGATGGCCTTCAATGACACTGCAGTCAACATGCTTGATTACTTCATTAAATAAGTCCTGCAAGTCTTCGTGGCAGGTTGCTAGGTTTTTTCTTGATTTACTTCCAAACTTTGGCATTTAACAATTCCATTTCTTTAATGATAAAGATAATCTATCTTTACCTGTGTTATTACTAGGTTTTTGCCTTTTCCTCATACCCTTCATTCTAGCACAAAATGATTTACGTCTTTTTGCAGCTTTGCTGCCTTTCTTTAATTTACTTGGTTTTGTAGTAACAGCAGTTTGTAACTTAGAGCCAGGATTCTCTCTACGGTAAGATTCAACACCTTTACGGTTTAAACCGCCTTTAGGGTCCTTACCTTCCTTGCGCTGCCACGCTGGTGTTCTTCCGCCTTCTTTAAATTGCGGCAAATCTCTATCTCGAGCGTCCCTAACTGGGATATTTGCAAGTTCTCTGTCAATTCAATTTTTTTTCAAGTTAATCCTTTTGCGTTGTCTTCTCCGTATATATACAGAATATTATCGTCTAAGTCAAACTCGGACGCGCAAAACGGGCATTTCCATGATTTGATGTTGCCATCAGACTCTATCATGCCAATTCTTTGCGTTACTTCATCGTCGTAATATAAATCTTTTTCACAAACTAGACAAGGGTCTTTTGCGCTACTCTCCTTCCTTTTCTGCGTGCGCGAGTACTTTGACGTTGTTTTGCTCACTTTTAATAGCCTCCAGCTGTTCAGGCGTAAATCCGCTCCAAACGGTTAGTTGTTCCTGTTTTTTGTCCGTATCAAACAATCCTGATATTTTTGCAAGCGCGTCTAAACTACGCAACCTATCAGAGTCCCGCTCTGATATATCAGCAATATCTTTGTATAATCGGATAATAAACTCAGGAGTAACACCTTCAGCGG